ACCAGCTGTGACGACCTCACCGTGACGTCGGTGGAGTTCGACTTCGCCCCGATCGGCGACGTGCCGTACCTCGTCGCGATCTTCAAAGCCACCGCTGTAGGCCCGGGAGAGGACTGATGGCTACCACCCTCAACACGATCGTCACGGCGCAGATCGTGACGCAGTTCAAGAACCTGCTGGACCTGTCGACGCCCGTCGACAGCCTCGACAAGAAGACAAAGATCGAGCTGGCCAACGGCACCGCGGCCAACTCGGCGGACCTGTGCTTCCACGACCAGCGCACCGTCGCCGCGTCCGGCACCGACGCGCTCGACCTCGCCGGGTCTCTCGCCGGTCCGTTCGGCGCGGCCCAGGTGTTCGTGGAACTGCGCGCGGTCATGGTCTTCGCGTCGGCCAGCAACACCAACAACGTCCGGGTCAACCGGCCGGCGTCCAACGGGGTGCCGCTGTTCCTGGCCGCGTCCGACGGCATCGACGTTCCGCCCGGCGGGGTTTTCCTCTGGGCGTGCCCGGCCGATGCCAAGGTCACCGTCACTGCGGGCACCGGCGACCTGCTCAACATCGACAACTCGGGCGCCGGGACGTCGGTCACCTACGACGTCGTCATCATCGGCTGCTCGGCCTGAGAGGAGAGGCGTCGTGGCGCGCAAGCACAGCAAACTGACCGTGATCCTGGTCGCAGGCAACGACATCTCGACGTACTGCACGGACTCCAACTGCGAGGAGTCGTCGGGCACCGAGGACAACACCACCTACGGCAAGAACAAGATCGTCAAGGATCCGACCCTCGGCGACGGCGCGTTCGGCTGCTCCGGCAAGTACGACTCGGCAACGACCGGTCCACGGGCGGTGCTCAAGCCGCTGGTCGGCACGAAGGTCAACGTCAAGTACCGGCCCGAGGGCACGGGCGCCGGCCTGCCGCAGGACTCCTTCGACGCGGTCATCACCAAGTACACCGAGACCGCCCCGGTCGCCGGCTACCGGACGTTCGCGCTGGAGACCGAGCCGTCGGACGCCTGGGACTCGACCCCGCAGACCTGAGGAGCAGCATGACCGAATACGCCAGCGTCGACGACCTCACCGCTGATGAGATCTCCGACAACACCCGCGACGTCGCCCTGTCCAACGGCAGGGTCGTCAAGGTGCGTGGCATGTCCCGGATGGAGCTGATGCTCAGCCGTAAGGGCACCGAGGACGCTGGGGAGATCGAGCGGCGCATGCTCTCGTACTGCATGGTCGCGCCCACGATGACCGTCGAGCAAGTCAAGGCGTGGCAGAAGGCCACCGGCCCGATGGTGATCGCGCCGGTGACCGAGACGATCCGGGAGCTGTCCGGACTCGGCGAGGGAGCCGACAAAAGCGATCCGGGAGGCGCTGGAGAACAGTGACCTGGGCTTCGAGTACTGGCTGGCCGACCGGCTCAAGATGACCGTCGCCCAGGTGCGGCGGATGTCCAGTGAGGAGTTCGAGGGCTGGCGGGTCTATCACGCGATCCGGATGCAGCAGATCGAGCTGGCCCGGGAGATGGCGAGGGGGTGAGGGTGTGGACGCGAAGATCCAGGTCGAGGGCCTGGCTCGGCTCAACCGTGGCCTGCGCCGCCTGGACTCCGAGGCGCCCAAGCAGCTGCGCCTCGCGCACAACGAGGCCGCTGACACGCTGATCGAGCACACCCGGCCGGAGATCCCGTCGGTGACCGGCGCGGCCCGCCGCAGCCTGGTGGCCCGGTCGACCCGCACTAGCGCCCGGGTCGCCGTCGGCGGCAAGCGGGCCCCGTACTTCCCCTGGCTCGACTTCGGAGGTCAGGGCCGGCGTCCGGGCCGTCCGGCGCCACGGCAGTTCCTCAAGGAAGGCCGGTACGTCTACCCGACCCTGCGGCGGATCCGCCCGCAGATTGAGGAGCAGCTGCAGGACGCGCTGACCGCGGTGATCCGCAACGCCGGGCTGGAGCCAGACTGATGGCCGGCAACACGCTGACCCTGGAGTTCGCCGGCGACGCGAGCAAGCTGCAGAAGGCGGCACAGCAGGCGACCAAGGCCACCGACGACGTAGCGGCATCAGCCAAGGTCACCGGCGAGAGCTTCGCCAAGGCATCCAAGGAATCGACGTCCTACACGGACAAGATCGGGAAGCTCGGCGCGGGCGTCAGCGGCATGTCCGATGCGGTCGACAACGCCGGTGCCGCCTTGCAGGCGATGGCCGATATCCAGTCGGCTGGCCGTGAGCAGGCTGCCCGGCTGGCTCGGGCGAACGCCGACGTTGAGCAGGCGATGATCGATGGCAAGCAGGCCGCGGTCGACCTGCGCCAGGCGCAGCAGGATCTGAATCAGAGCCAGCTTGACGGTAAGCAGTCGGCCATCGACCTGGAACAGTCGGAGATCGACGCCCGGCAGGCGAAGCTGGACGCGGCCACGGCCCAGAAGGCGTACAACGACGCCGTCAAGGAATACGGCCCAGGCTCGGCCGAAGCAGCCCAAGCGGCGATCGACCTCACGCAGGCCCAGGCCGATTTGAACCAAGCCAACCTCGACGCGGAGCAGGCCCAAGCCGACGCCAAGCAGGCCCAGATCGACGGCACGCAGGCCACCGTCGACGCCACCCAGGCCGTACGCGACGGCAAAGACGCCCAGCTGAATTTGAACGACGCAATGCGCGAGGCGAACCCGACCGGGCTGCAGCAGTGGGCGGACAAGCTGAACATGATCACCCCGATCCTGTCGGGCCTGATCGGTATCGTCGGCTTGGTCACCGCCGCTCAATGGCTGTGGAATGCAGCGCAGTTGGCCAACCCGCTGACGTGGATCGTGCTGGGCATCGTCGCCCTGATCGCGATCATCGTGCTGCTGGTCAAAAACTGGGATTGGGTCAAGAAAGTCGGGGCCAGCGCCTGGAACTGGATCAAAGACGCGGCGTCAAGCACGTGGAATTTCATCAAGAAGATCCCAGGGTGGATCGGGACTGCGTTCAAGGCGGTGGCGAATTTCATCACGCTGCCATTTCGGACGGCGTTCAATTTCGTGGCCGACGCCTGGAACAATACGATCGGCCGGCTGTCGTTCACCTTCCCCGGATGGGTGCCAGGCCTCGGTGGCGCCACGATCAGTGTGCCGAACATTCCGAAGTTCCATACCGGCGGCGTCGTACCTGGCGCGCCCGGGTCGGAGATGCTGGCACTGCTGCAGGCCGGCGAGACCGTCACCCCCGCCGGCGCTGGATCGGACAGCGTCACGGTGGTGGTGAAGCTCGACCGGGAGGTCTTGATCAATGCGACGGCCAAGGGCGTTCGTAAGCGTGGTGGCAGCGCTCAGTTTGTGCTTGGCGGCGTCAATGCCTAAACAAGACGTCGGGCTGGAGCTGTATTACGACGGGACCTGGCACAACCTCGTCCCCGCCGACGACGTGCTGATCTCCGAACCGATAAAGATCATGCGCGGGGACAGCGACGAATCGGCCGCTCCCCGGCCAGCGTCGGTCAGCTGCCGGCTGAACAACGACGACGACATGTACCGCACCTCCAACCCAGAGTCGCCGCTGTACGGGAAAGCCGGTCTGAACACCCCGCTACGGGCGTCGGTGCGCGGAAAGGTGCGAGGCACCGTCGAGGCCTCGGAGTGGGCGGCCGATCAGACCCGCGATTTCCGGGCCACGCCGAAGCGGGGCAGCGCCTGGGTGGACGTCGAGGGCGGCGGCCTGCTGCAGCGGGTCGGGCAGTGGACCGAGCAGCTGGCGTCGCCATTCCGACAGTTCAACCAGGACGAATACGCCGCCCATGCCGTCGGGTATTTCCCGCTCGAGGATCCGGCCGGCACGCTGACGCCGCTGACGACAGTGCCCGGGGCCACATCGCGGTTCGCCGCCGACCTGGATTACGGCAACGGCGGCCGGTTCGCCGGCAGCGGACCCCTCGCGCAGCTCGGTGCGGGCGTGGCCGCAAATTTCAACTTCGTCCCGACGGGCCTCGCCGACTCCGGCTACCAGCTGTCGTGGACCTCACGGCATGAGCAGGTCTTCGCCTCGGGCAACACGAGCCTGATGAACTGGACCGCCACCAACGGCTACAGCTACTCGGTCAGCTTCGCCGAGGGCACGTCTGATATCCGGTTCATCGCCGTCGACACCGCCACGAGCACCACCGTGGTCGACACCACCCTGAGCGTTGGCAGCTCGCTGGACTACAACGTCTGGACGATGTTCCGCGTCAAGGTGACCTCCAGCGGCGGCACCGTCAGCGTGGAATTCTCCTGGATAGCTGAAGGCAGCAGCACGTTCCTCGGGACCACCTGGACCCACTCAGGGACTACTGGAGCGCTGAAGCGCGCGACCATCGGCACCGAGGATTCCGGGGACTCGATCTCCCCGAAATACGGTCACATCCTCGGCCTGTCCACCGGTGCCGATGATCTGGAGAGCGGCGACCGGGTCGATGCGTTCAACGGGCACGACGGGGAGACCGCCGGCGCCCGGTTCGCCCGGCTGATGACGCTCAAGGGCCTCGCCTACTCGATCGTCGGCACGTCGGCCGACTCGGCACGGATGGGGCCTCAGGGCGTCGACACGTTCGCGGAGCAGCTGCGGGAGATCCGTGACACCGAAGACGGGCTGATCTACGACGACATCGACGCGATCGCGCTGGTGTTCCTGCTGCGGAACGCCCGCTACAACCAGACCCCGGCGCTGACGCTGAACGCGGCCGATCCGGACGCGTCCGGCCTGCCGAACCTGCCTACGGAGGTCACCGACGACCTGGGCGTGCACAACGTGGTCACCGCGAGCCAGCGTGACGGCGGGGAGTACACCGCCGAGGACTCCACCAGCCCGATGGGCAGCCAACCGCCGCCGGTCGGCCGGGGCGAGTACAAGCAGACGAAGAATGTCAACGTCGCCGACCCGGACAACGATCTGCTGCAGCAGGCCGGCTGGTGGCTCAAGCGGGGCACGGTGAACCTTCCCCGCTTTCCCCAGGTCGTGGTGAATCTCGCCGCCCTGGACGCCAGCAAGATCGCCGAAGTCGAGCGGGTCGACGTCGGGTCGGTCATCGCGATCGTCGGCTATCGCGAGTACACGATTCGCCTGTACGTGATCGGCTACACCGAGGTTATCGGCACTCACTCGCGGATGCTGACGTTCACCTGCGCCCCTGACCAGCAGTTCCAGGCGGGTGTGTACGGCGGGGACGCCCGCTACACGCCCCGCTATGACCTGCGCACCTGCACCCTTTCCGCCGACGTCGGCCCGACCGCGACCACGCTCGCATTCAGCTTCGTCCGCAACGAGAAGTGGTCACAGACGCAGTCGTATGACCTGCTCATCGCCGGGGAGCTCATCGGCGTGCCCGCCGGCGGCATGGGCGCCCAGTCCGGCTCGGGTCCGTTCGCGCAGACCCTGACCGGGGCCGTCCGCAGCAAGAACGGCATCCGCAAGACGCTCAAGGCCGGCACCGAAGTCCACATCGCTACCCCTGGAAGGTGGGGCCTGTGACCGCTCGAGCAGGCGGGGACGTCATCTACGCCGCCGACGTCAACACCCGCATCGCCACCACCCCGCGCACCAGCGACACGAGCACCGTCACCACGACCGAGACGGTTTCCGACACGGTCACGGCATCGCTGGTGTCCGGCGAGAAGTACCGGGTGCGCTGGGTGGTTGGCTACACGTCCAGCGTCGCCAGCGACACGCTTTTCCTGCGCATCCGCGAGGACAACGTCTCCGGAACAGCGATCTCCCTTGTCCGCGCAACCGTGCCGACCACCAACGGCGCCGGGTCGCGGTGGGTGGAGGCCGTCGAGGCGGAGTACACGGCCGTCGCGACCGGCAGCAAGACCTTCGTGGGCACCTACGTGCGGGCGTCCGGCACGGGCAATGTGAAGGTGGCTGCCGACGCCACCACCCCGACCTACCTGTACGTCGATCTGATTGTGGGGAACTGACATGGAGTCTGGGCATGGCTGAGCAGCTGATCACCTACATCAGCGCGGTGAAGTACACCGGCTCGAACGGCGCCGCCGTCGTGGCGGAGATACCGGCGCAGACGGTTGCGGACTACAGCATTCACCTCGTGTCCGACTCCGGGGGTGTGCTGGTACTGGGCTACGACAGCGCCGGGCCGACGACGATCACGGCTGAGACTGGGGACTGGATCCTCTGGTCGAACAGCCCACCGTGGATCTTGAAAGATGATCAGCTCGGCGGCACGTACGTCAAGAGATCGGACCTGACATAACCCGGGACGCAGGCACTGTCAGTAGTGGGATTTGGTAGCAAGAGCCGCTACTGAAGTAGCGTTGTCGCTACTTTGCTCTGACCTGGGCAAACGCCCGAATGTCCGATTCTCGCGCTACCAAAGTAGCGGCAAAGTAGCGCGATCAACAGGCCTCTGACCTGGGAAAGTAGCGCGGTAGCGCCAAAACGGCCCCTCGACCCCGATTTCCTCGAAAACGGCCCCTGGGAGGGTTTCGGGGGTCCGTCGTGCCGCTACCGCTACCGGCCTGCCCTCACTACTGGTGAGGGCAGCGGCCGCGCCCGGTCGCGGCTGTCCTCGGTATCTCCGAGGGCAGATTTCAGAGGGGTGTAGGGACTGCCGACACCCCGCCCCGACCCGCGACCTTTGTCCCTGTCCTCAGGGACATCCCAGCTCAGAGCCCTATCAGGGTCGGTCGCGGCACGGTCGCGTTGCCGCGACCTGATGACCCGCCGCGACCGCCACCGCGACCGTGCCGCGACCCCCTTGTCGCGGCCGGCACCCCTCGCAGACCCGCCATCCGAGGGCCGCTGAGGGGGTCAACACCGCGGCCCGCGACACGCGACATCGGGGCCTTCTCGCAGGTCGCCGCATGTCGCCCCCATGGCGCGGCTGCGCGACAAGGACGTGAGGCCGCGACATGCCCGCGAGATGCGAGAAACGGCCCGTCCGCGCAGGTCACCCCGTCTCGCACACCGTCTCGCGGATCCGCGAGACGAGCCCAGGGCCGCGAGACGAATCCCGCGGCTCATCTGCCCGTAGGGACGTGTCGCCTACACGTAGGCCCTGCCCTACGGTCACCCCTACAACAGGGATCCCTGTGACCTGCTGAAACGCAAACTGTAGGAAGTAGGCACCGGGGGTACCCACACTGTGGGTAGGCCCTCAAACGCCGCTTCCGGGGCTGGCCGGCGGCCTACGCTACCTACCGGGCCTGGCCCAGCTCGGCCCGGTCGGCGAGGCTGTTCAGCTTCGACGCGAACACCCGCAGGTTCGCCGGCGTCAGCTCCACGTCGTCGAGCGTCTTCAGCTCGAGGATGCCGACCGTCTCGGTTGTGCCGGCGTCCCGGTCGTCGCGGCGCTCCAGCCAGAAACCGACCTCGATCGGCTCACCGGTCCAGGCGTTCACCGCGGCCACGGACTCCGGCGGCCCAGCGTGGTTGCGCTGGACCGGTACGCCCGCGTCGTAGTGCTCGATGCACCATGCTGGGCAGTTCGCCGCGGCCATCGCGAGCCGCTTCAGCCGGCGGCGCTCCAGGCGCTTGTTGCGGCGCTGCTGCAGCAGCATCTCCTCGGTGGGCTGGTTGCGGGTCTGCACCAGGTCGCCGAAGTGGAACGGCCAGCCGTCGGTGCGCTGGTCCTCGCGTTCGGGCGTGAACACGGCGACCTGGTCGCTGTCCTCGAAGACGAGCAGGCCGTAAATGGTCTGCCATCCGTCCGGCGTCAGCAGCTGCTTGCCGACGCGCAGGAACTGCGCCTGCACCTCCCAGGAGGGTGGCGTCGGGCGGCATTCGGCGTGCGCCTGGCAGGTGCTTTCCGTGATGGTCATATCGCGATTCCTATCGATGCAAGGGGAGACGTTCAGAAGGGTGCGAGCGGCGGGCGGACGACCGGTCCTGTGACGCGCAATCTGTCCGCAACGTGAAGCGGCAGAGCGGCGCGTCTGCGCAGGTGGCGTGCGGTGTCAGGGCCGAAACGTGACTCGGTTTCGGTGGTCCTGGTGACGTGCTCGCTGTCGACAAGTTGGAGGACAGTTTGTCCACGGTCGGAAGGTGTCCGTCCCGGTCCGGGCGACACCCTTCCGAGTGCGCCCGGACCGGTCCCGGATCACGTCTCCAGGGCGTCCAGTTCCTCCTGGACACGCTCGACGGCGGCGAGCACCAGGCGCACCTCCGCGCCCAAGTCGACATCCGTCAGACGCTGGTCCTGGGTGAGCCTGCGGATCTGCGACAGCGCGGCCGGATACAGGAACGCGACGGGGACAGTCTGTCCGGCGTTGGGACGTAACAGCATCGCGTAGTCGGCGCTCACCGGGCGCCACCGTCGGCGAAGTCGGCCGCCCGCTGCAGGGCCGCGGCGAGCTGCCGGGCCTGGTCCGCGGTCATCGGCGCTCCGCGGGGGATGCCCCGGCCAGTCGTCAGTTCGAGCCGCACGTGCGGCTTGCCGACGTGGTCCTCGAGGTCGTCACGCTCAATGGCCACAACGGCGACCATCTGCTCACTGCGTCCACCGGCAGTCATCGGGACCTGGACGTCATGCGAGGCGTGCGTAACGAGACCGTCGTCGATCAGGTGGTCGTCGCACCACGTCTCGGTGCACTTCATCCGCGTGTCGATGGCGCTGGTCATCGGGCCAACACCTCCGCCAGCTCCTCGATGTCGCGCTGGAAGTCGTCCAGGTGGTCCGCCATAGCGGCGACGACGCCGCCGGCGGGTCCGACAGGCATGGCCTTGCGGGCGTGCTCGACGACGGCTCGCAGCTCACGGGCAGCCGCCTCGATCTGCCGGGCGTGCTCCTGCGGGGTCACCAGCCCGCCCCCCATCGCGCTGCGCGCCGCGGCCGCGAGCGCCTCGGACAGTTGCAGAGCCTGCTCCGGGGTCATTGGTGCACCCGGGGCAAACGACCACCACCGGTCGTCAGCCGAGCGGGGCGCCGGGAGCCCGTAGTTCAGCTCGAGCCGCACCTTCGCCTTGCCGACGTGCTCACCGAGGTCGTCGCGCTCGACGGCGACCAGGGCGGTCATCTGCTCGTTGCCGCCGCCGGCGCTCATCGGCACCTGGACGTCACGCGATGCGTGCATGACGAGTCCGTCGTCGATCAGGTGGTCGTTGCACCAGGGCTCGGCGCACTCGGTGCTCTTGACGCCCCAGGTGAGCGGTTTCACCGGGCACGCTCCATCGCGCTCCGAGCGGCCAGGATGAGCAGACCGGCGAGGTGCAGGGCCTCGTCCGGCGTCATCGGCGAGTCCACGAGGCGCACCGCGGCGGCGTCCATCGGACCGGCCGCGGTGCGCTGCAGCTGCTCGACGCTGACCTCGAGCGGCCGGCGCTCGTTCAGCCCGCCGGCGGTCGGGGTGATTTCCGCGATGTCGCTGTAGTGCACGACGCCGCCGTCGCTCGGGCTGTGCATGACGCACCAGCTCGGGCATCGGGCGTCGTCGAGCACGGGGCGGGGTGCGTTTGTCATGATGGTCACGGGTCGACTCCTTCGCAGTCGATCAAGGGCCCGGGTAACAGGTGTTCCAGCACCTGCCGGGCCCGCCCTATGCCACATAGCTTGGCCTACCCGCCTTGCAGTGTCAACAGGGTAGGCATGATTGATTGGCCTAGCCGGTTGTGGCACACTGCGCGCATGACCGAGCTGGAGAAAGCTGCACACGAGCACGCGACAGCCAAGGCGGCGCTTGACGTCGCGAGGGACCGACTGGCCGCCGCCATCGTCGAGGCAGCGAAGTCCGGCACACGTCAGAGCGACATCGTCCGCGTCACCGGATACACCCGGGAGACTGTCCGGCGCATCTGCCGCGACGCTGGCGTTGAACCCAAGTAGTCCGTCTCACACCGATCTCACCGAATGCCAGTGACGGCCCGGACGGTACGGACGAATTACCGAACCACCCGGGCCTTGACCAGCACTCAGGCCACCGGCGTAGACCACTCAGACAGGTTCCATCACGCTGGCAGTGTGGGGGTCAGGGGTTCGAGTCCCCTCAGCTCCACCCCAGGTCAAGGGCCTGATCGGATCTTCCGGTCGGGCCTTTTTCTTGTCTCCAGGCCCGCCACATCTCACGAAATCACACAGCGACTTTGCGAAGCTGATTCACGCCGCTGCCTCGTCGACCGCCGGCGCAGGCTTGAAGGCGCCCGTCAGCGTCGCCCCGGCCGCGCGCAACGCCTCGTCCTGGGAGTGCACGTAGGTGGCCATCGTGAAGCTCGCCGACGCGTGACCGAGCCAGGCGGAAATGACCGCGGTCGGGACGCCACGGAGGTGCATCAGCGTGCCGCAGGTGTGGCGGCAGTCGTGCAGCCGGATCTTCGGTAGCTTCGTCTTGCGCACCCGCACCTCGAACTGGTCCGAGAACGTCTCTGGGTGCACCGGGTCGCCCAGCTCGTCGACGACCACGTGCAGTTCGGCGCAGTCCGGGCAGCGGCCGTACGCCGTGCCGGCCTTCTCCGCTTCCTCCCGCTGCCGCAGCTGCAACGAGGTGAACGCGGCGACCAGGTCCTCATCGAGCGGCAGGGTGCGCTTCGACCGCTGCGACTTCGGCTCCTCCTCGATTACCGTGCCGTCCATCGGCGTCCGCGTCTTCGCGATCGTCAGCGTCTTATTGACGAGGTCGACGTCGCGCCAGCGCAGCCCGCACACCTCGCCGCGGCGCATCCCGTACATGGCGAGCATCCAGCCCAGCGCCATCCGGTCATCCGCGACGACGCTCAGGAACTCGGCCGCCTGCTCGGCGGTCCACGTCTTCATCTCCTTCTTGGTCAGCTTGGGCCGCTCAACCAGCCGGGCCACGTTGCGCAGCACGAGGCCTTGGGCCATCGCGTCGTCCAGGGCGGTCGACAGCACGGTCAGCATCAGCACCACGGTCGACGCAGCGAGGGGAGTACCCGGCCGGTTCACCCGCCGACCGGTGGTGAGCATCTTGGTGACCAGCTTGTCGACGTCGGCCTTGCTCAGCTTCTGCAGCTCGATCTCGCCCAGGTTCTCGTGCACCGGCTTGAGCGCGTCGCGGTAATTGCCGAAGGTGCGCCGCTTCAGGTCGCGCTTGCCGGCCAGCCACTCTGTGAGGTGCTGGCCCAGTTTCATCTTGGACGCGGCGACCAGTGTTCCGCGCGCCTTGTCGGCGAGCAGCGAACCGTACTTGTCGACCGCGTCCTTGCGCTTCTCGAACGAGTGCGTCCGCTGGTCGCGGACCATGACCGGCCTGCCATCCTTCATGACCGGCTTGCCATCCTTGCCGGTCTTGACCTTCTTGCCCACGTCAACCGTGAACCGGTAGCGGACCGCTCCGGACGGCAGAACGATTCTCTTGATCGGATCCGAGCCTCGCGGCATCCTCGACTTCCTTCCCAGAGCTGTGAGATATGCGTGATACGGCGGGCCATCGTTGCAGGTGGGAGCCGCCGCATCACAGCCTCAATGTGGCGAGAGCCGGTCCCTGGACCGTCTGTGCGTCTCCTGAGTTACGACCCGTCGCGCCGCTTCCGGTTCCGCTCGACGGCTGCATTCCAGTCGGCGGCGTCCTGCTCGGTGACCGGCCGCATCCGGCCCTCGTGGGCTCGGTCGACCTCCTCGGGATCATCGGCTGGCCCTTGGAACACGACCAGCCGATCCGGGTACCGCGACAGGCCGAGCGCACGGATCGTCTCGATCCTGTCGGCCGCCTTGCCTGGTGGCGTCATGCCGTTCTCAATCATCTCGTCCAGCGTCCGCGCCAAAGCGCGCAGGCCCTCAACGTGGGCGGTCCGGGCCGCTCGCAGACGCTCCTCGTCGCCGGCGTATTCCGCCTGCCGGATCGCTGACGCGGCGTCGCTCACGGCGTTGGATGCTTCCTCCTCTGCGCGATAGAGGTGGATTGCGGTTTTCGCGCGGGAGAACTCCTCAACACGAGAGATAAGCGCACCGCCACGTTCCGACGGCACCGGAGGTGCGTGCTCGCCGACCACCCACTCCCAGACAATCCACGGATGCAGGTAAACGTTCGCCGCAACGGAAACTCTCTGACCTGATTGAAGGTCTAGGAACAGCAACGGTGGCGGAACCGCCAGGGCATGCGCGAGTTGGAGCCACTCGTCAAGGCTCACGCCGCGGTTGCCAGTTTCGATCTTCGCTATCGCGCGCCGGTCAAGATCGGACCCCATCTCGGCCAGCCGGTCCTGCAACCCCTGTGCCGTGAGCTTGCGTTCATCGCGCCATCGCCGTAGCTGACGGCCCAAGATCTCGCTTGGTTTGCTGGCTTCCACGTCCTAGATCGCCCCTTAGTTTCCCTGATTTCTGCCAACTGTAGGGCAGAACTTGCCATCATGTCTAACCCCTCTGTATCGTCTTCCACATCTTCCCAAGCCTTCTCTAAATCAGAGAATCGGCGCATGATTCAGGTATTGAGGAGAGACGGATGGCCACCACCGCGACGCCGGCCGGGCCGACCCTCGACGAGGTTCGCCGCTGGCCGGCGACTGTGAGCGTCGAGGACGCATCGGCGGCACTGGGCATCAGCCGCGCACACGCCTACGACCTGATCAAGACAGGTGAATTCCCGGCGAAGGCGCTGTCTGTCGGCCGTCGGATTCGCGTCACCACCAGCTCAATCCTGGCCATCATCGACACGGACGCGGCCGCCGCGTGAGACGGTCCCTGCGCCTGCCGCCGCTGGCCTGCGGATGCAGGGACCCCGAGACGCGCTGGCACCTCGAGGACCGCTGCCGCCGCAAGGGGGAGCGATGACCGACGACTGCACGCCCGAAGACCCGTGCCACGAGGACAGTTGCGTCTTCTGCGACGGCATCGGGTACGTCGACTGGCGCAGCCGGGACCACCTATTCGAGGGCGACGACCGACTCTGCGAACGCTGCGACCAGCCGTGGGGCATCCCCCGGCACATCAACGCCGCCCGGGCGCAGGACCACGAGTACATCGCCAACCCCCGCGACCCGAACGCCAGGTGCAAGCTCTGCGACCAGCCACGCGACCACAGCCGGCACGGCCCAGCCCAGCCCAGCGAGGACCGTACCGAAAAGCTGGACCGGCTCCGCGCCGCCCTGGTCGACACCGACGGACTGGAGAACATCCCAGAGCCCGAGCCGCTGGTGCCCGGGGTGCTCTACAAGGACAGCCCAGCGTGGCTGTACGGCGAGCCCGGCTGCGGCAAATCGTTCGTCGCCATCGATCTCGCCGGCTGCGTCGGCACCGGCGAGATCTGGCAGGGATTCGGCCCGGCCGTGCAGGGCCAGGTCATCTACCTGGTCGCCGAGGGCGTCACCGGCATCAAACAGCGCGTACGTGCCTGGGAAGGCTCCATGGGCACCAAGATGACCGGCGTCCAATTCCTGCCCGTCGCCGTCCAGGCCAGCAATGACAGCGAGTGGCAAGCCCTGGTCGACCTCGCCGCGGAGATACGGCCAGCGCTCATCGTCATCGACACGCAGGCCCGCATCACCGTCGGCATGGAAGAGAACAGCAACACCGAGATGGGACGGCTCGTGCACCGCATCGAGCAGCTGCGCAAGGCGTCCGGCGCCTGCGTTCTGACCATCCACCACACCGGCCGCGCCGGGGACCACATGCGCGGAGCTATCGCCATCGACGGCGCAGCGACCACCACGATCAAGGTCGAAAAGTCCGAAGACGTGCTCAACCTGACATGCACCAAGCAGAAGGACGCGCCCGCTTTCGACGCCTTCCGGCTGAGGCTCGTTTCGTACCAAGAGTCCGCAATTTTGAGTCCCATCCATGGGTCTGTCGGGATCGACATGGGACAGCCCGCGGTTCGCAAGATGCTCGTCGAGTGGTGGGACTCCCATGAGACTGACTGGGTGTCCCGCAAGGACATCCTCGACGCCAAGATAGCCGCCCGTGAGACCTTCCACCGAGCCACAAAAGCCCTGGAAAAGACGGGTCTCGTCGAGACCAAGGGTGAAGGAAGCACCAAGCGTTACCGACTCCGAAACAAGCCGGAGCTCTAGGTGAGTCCCAGACAGTCCCAAGGGATCCCATGGGACTCAGGCATAGACGGTCGTTGAGAGTCCCACAGTCCCACACCCCTAGGGGTGGGACTGATGGGACTCCGACGACCAGCCTCGGGTCCCCGCCGAGGTTTTGAACCCAAAAAACAGCGAGGAAGCACCCCCAGCGGCCACCCGCCGTCCTAGCCATCGGAGCCCAGCATGTTCGAAGAGAACTACCGCACCATCGACTTCCGCCCAGCCCCTCCCGGCTGGAGCGTCGTCCACATCGACGAGGCCGGCTGGTGCCACTACACCGACCCCGGCGACGGCACCGGGCTCTGCAAGAACTGCGAGATGCCGAAGCCCCACGACCGACACCTCCGCATCCACCGTTACGCCCTTCCCGGCTGGCTCATCCAGGAAGAGACGGGCAGCGGACACCGCCGCGTCGTACCTGCCGAGATCGACGACGACGGCGCGCTCCTGGAGGTCCTGAACCTGGGGCGGTGGAACAACAGCGCCTGGTACATCAGCGGGCCCAATGACCCCGCGCCAACCGTCGAGGACATCATCGAACAGCGTCAGGAGCGAGCTGAGCAGAGGCGCATCGCCTTGGCCGAGATCGCCGACCGATCCCGGCAAAAGCAGCTCAGGGCGGCATGAGCAAGGCATGGCAGCACGGCAGCACTCGGGCGTGGCGACGCGTTCGGGCTGCCGTGCTGCTGCGCGACGGGGACCGATGCCGCGCGCACGACGACCGGCTATGCGCCCAGGCTCCCGCGCACCAGTGCAGCGGCAGGTTCGAGCAGGCGCACCACACGCGCGGCCGGGCAGTCACGGGCGACGATCCGAGGTACATCGTGGCCAGCTGTACAGCATGCAACAAAGCGATCGGCGACCCGACCGAGCACGCCGACCGGCCGATCAAGGGAGTGACCCAGTGGTGAGAGAGGACAAGCCTGTGGCCTGCGAAAACCCGCCCCAGTTTTCCCGTTGGAGGACCCCACGGACACCCGCTGAGTGTTCTTTTTCCCTCTCCCCGATGCCCTGATACGGACCGATCGTGACTGTTCTCGACCTTGCGCCGCCGCTGCTCGGCAGGACGGAGCCGCGGTTGTGGACGCCGCCGCTGCGCGAGCTGACGCCGGTCACCAGCTACGGCTTCGAGGTGATCGACTTTGCCCGTGACGTGCTGGAGCATCCGCTTTTGCCGTGGCAGGAGTTCGCAGTCATCCATGGGGGTGAGCTGCTCCCGGATGGCCGGCCCAGGTTCAGGATTGTCCTGCTATTGGTGAGCAGGCAGAACGGGAAGACTGAGCTGCCCGTGGTGCTCTCGGTGTTCTGGCAGTTCCGGCAGAAGGTCCCGCTGATCCTGGGCACCTCGACCAAGTTGGCGTACGCGAAGGAGTCGTGGCAGAAGGCTGTGCGGCTGGTGCAGCGGACGCCGGCGCTGGACGACGAACACGAGCCGGGCCGCAAGTGGTACCGGAAGACGAACGGCGAGACCGAGTCGTGGACCGTCGATGACGCCCGGTACCTGATCGCGGCGAGCAACGAGGAGGGTGGCCGGTCGCTGACGATCGACCGGGGCATCGCCGACGAGCTGCGCCAGCACCACGACTACAGCGCCTGGGAAGCGTTCGAGCCTGCGTGCTCGCCGATGGACGCGCAGATCTGGGCCATGAGCAACGCGGGCGACGACCGCAGCGTGGTGCTCAATGATCTGCGCAAGTCGGCCATCGACTTCCTGGAGACCGGCGTCGGCGACGCGCGGCTTGGCCTGCTGGAGTGGAGCGCTCCGGAGGACGCGGACCCTGAGGACGTCGACGCGCTGCTGCAGGCGAACCCGCGCGCCGGGTACGGCCTCGACCTCGAGGTCCTGACCGCGAAGGCCGCCCAGGCGAAGCGGCTCGGCGGCAAGGCCCTGGCCGGTTTCAAGACGGAGCGCATGTGCATCCGGGTCCGGCATTCAGACGCCGCGATCGACCCGCAGCGCTGGCGTGACTGCCTCGACGTCGGCCAGCTGGCCGACGCGCGGTCGCGGCTGGCGCTGTGCCTGGACATGTCCCCGGACGGTCAGCACGCGACGCTGGCCGCCGCCGCGGTGCTGCCCGACGGCCGGGTGCGCGTCGAGGCGCTGACCGAGTGGACCGGGCTGGCCGCCGACGCCGCGGCGGAGCGGGATCTGCCGGGCTGGGTGGAGCAGGTGAAGCCGCAGATCGTCGGCTGGTTCCCGACAGGCCCGGCCGCTGCGGTCGCGGCGCGGCTGGCCGACCGGCGCGCCGACGGCGTGCGTGGCTGGCCGCCTCGGGGTGTCACGGTGGCCGAGATCCGCGGCGAGGTCGCTGCGGTGTGCATGGGGCTGAACAAGGAGGTCGTGGCCGGCACCCTGGCGCACTCCGGGCAGGAAGGCCTCGACGACCAGGTGGCCGCCGCGGAGTGGCTGCGCCGCGGCGATACGAAGGTGTTCACGCGCCGCGGCGCCGGCGCGGTCGACGCCGTGTATGCCATCGCGGGCGCCGCGCACCTGGCCCGGACCATGCCGAGCCCGGTCGGAAAGCCACGGATCGTCACATCTCGGCGCGCCGCCGAAGAATCGTAGGTCTACAGGCCGGTGCGCCTATGGATCAAAAGTTAGGCGGCAGGCTAGCCTTCGATCGTGGATTGGCGGCGGGTGTTGCGGCTGGGCCGGCCGGCGGGCGGGCAGAGCCTAGCCGCGCCGCGCCCGGCCGCCCGGTTCTCCGTCACCGTCCCGCCGGAGATGCTGGAGGCGATGACCGGCGGCGGAGTGCTCGCGCCGCGGGTGTCCCGCGAGCAGGCGCTGCAGGTGCCCGCCGTGATGCGCGCCCGGAACATGATCTGCGGGAGCCTGTGCACCCTTCCGATACGGGTGATCGGCCCGGACCGCCGTGAGGTCACCGGCGTGACGTATCTGCCCAGCGGCAACCTCGACCCGAACATCGCCAACTCGGTGGTGAAAGCGCAGATCTTCGAGGACCTGCTGTTCGAGGGCGTGTCTTGGCTGCGGGTGACGAAGTTCGGCTGGCACGGCTTCCCGGTCGAGGCCCGGCATGTGCCGGTCGACAGCGTGCACGTCGCCCCGGCCGGTTCGCTGATGCCGTCGCAGCAGCAGATCAGCCCGGATCAGCCGTTCCCGGCCGACGGGCGGGTCTACATCGACGGGCGCCCGGTCGGCGACCGTGAGGTGATCCGGTTCGACTCGCCGAATCCGCCGCTGCTGGTGCACGCGGCCCGGGCGATCCGGACGTGCCTGCTGCTGGATCAGGCTGCCGCGTTGTACGCGAAGGATCCACAGCCGCTGGGCTACTTCAGCCCGGCCGACGGCGCGGACCCGATCGATGACGACGACGTCGAGGAGCTGCTCGACGACTGGAACGGCCAGCGGGCACGCAATTCGTGGGCGTACATCCCGGCTGCGCTGAAGGCGAACACGCTGTCGTGGAACCCGGAGCAGCTGCAGCTGGCCGACCAGCGGCAGCACGCCGTGCTGGAGATCGCCCGCGCGGCCGGCCTCGAGGCCGAGGACCTGGGCGTGTCGACCACGTCGCGGACGTACGCGAACCGGGAGCAGCGCAACCAGGACCGGATCAACTTCACCCTGGGCGCGTACGTCACCGCGGTGCAGGAGCGGCTGTCGATGCGTGACGTGCTGCCGCAGAACGGCTATGTCGCCCGGATCGACTTCGGTGGCTTCCTGCGCGGCGACGCCTTGACCCGGATGCAGACCTACGAGGTGGGCCTGCGGGTCGGCGCGTACGCCGAGGACGAGATCCGCGAGCTCGAGGACCGGCCGCCGCTGACGGCCGCGCAGCGTGCGGCCCGCACGCCGCAAGCCGCGCCAGCGCCGACGGCTGAGCCGTCCGGTGCCCAGCAGGAACGCGAGAAGGAGAGCCGAGTGACCCGCGAGACGGTGAACTTCGACGCCGGTGAGTCGGTGCGTATCCAGTTCGAGGCACCGGCCATGCAGGACTTCCAGGTCGACACCAGCCGGCGCACGATCACCGGCCTGATGTTGCCCTGGGGCAAGGTAGCGAATAACGGCGTCGCCAAGTGGCGGTTCACCGAGGACAGCGTCAACTGGTCCGACGTCAGCCGTATCAAGCTCAATCTCAACCACGACTCCACCGACCTGATCGGCGTCGCGACCCGGCTGCAGTCCGGCTCGCGCGGCCTGATGGGCACGTTCAAGGTCGGTCGCGGTCCTGAGGGAGATCGGGCACTGGCGAAGGCCGAGGACGGAATCCTCGACGGCTTCTCGGTAGAGGTCGACTTCGAGAACTTCGATTCGTGGCAGACCGACCCGACCGACGAATCGGTCCGCTTGGTGCGCCAGTCCACACTGCGCGGCGTTGCCCTGACCGGCACCCCCGCGTTCGACGACGCGCGGCTGACGTCCGTGAAGGCCAGCCGAGACAACCAGAAAGGGCACCCCATGACGGCCAACGCCGGCAAGGGCCAGCCGGACGCCGCGTTCGACTTCGACGGGTACATGTCCGGGCTGGCCGACAAGATCTCCGACTCGCACAAGAAGCTCACCGAGGACCTGGCTGCGTCCCTCGGCGAGTCGTTCTCGGCCGGCATGAAGGCCGCGCTTGAGGACATCCACGACCCGCAGCGCGAGGGTCCGCAGCCGGTGCGCGCAGCCCGGTACGTGGTCACCCGTGAGGATCCCGTCTACAAGTTCAACGGCCTCGGGCATTCGCTGGTCCGCGACGCGTGGTACTCCGCGCGGGAGCACGACCACGACGCCACCGAGCGGCTGCGCAAGTACCGGATGCAGACCGAGGACGTGGCGAAGCTGGCCAACGACCGGATCGCCGGCGCGCACTTCACCCCGCAGTCGACCTCGACCGCCTCGCAGATCATCCCGCCCGGCTACCGCCCCGACCTGTACGTGCCGCAGCTGCAGCAGGGCCGCCCGCTGGTCTCGGCCGCGTCGCAGGGCACGATCAGCAACGCGACTCCGTTCGTGGTGCCGGTGTTCGGGTCGGCGACCAGCGCGACCGCGGACCACGTCGAGGGCACCAACCCCTCGGACGGGTCGCTGACGTTCACGACGAAGACGGTCACCCCGGGCGCGATCTCGGGCCGGCTGACGCTCACGCGGGAGATCGTCGACTCGTCGAACCCGGCGATCGACGCGATCGCCATCGCGGCGATGAACGAGTCATACGCCCGGCAGACTGAGGCGAAGGTCTACACGCTGCTGAACGGTGCGAACGGCGCCGGTGGCACTATCACCTCGGGTCTGGTCCCGTCGGGCGCGCAGGCCGCGACGTTCGCCTCGACGGGCGGTTCGCCGTTCGCTGAGTCCGCGCTGATCAAGGGCATGCGGCAGCGGCTCGCGGCGTACCCGTTCAACCGGTTTGCGTCGCCGACGCTGGCGCTGATGGGACAGAACGCCACGTCGATCCTGGCCGGCGCGATGGACTCCACCGGCCGGCCGATCTTCCCGTCGGTGGGCGGCATGAACACCTCCGGGATCGGCAACGCCTACACGCAGGGCTGGTTCGTCGACGGCCTGGCCCACATTCCCGCGTGGGCGGTCACCGGCACCGCGGCCGGCGATACGCAGATCTTCACGCTCAACCGCACGGACCTGTGGGTGTGGGAGTCGCCGCTGCTGACGTTCCGGTTCGAGGAGAAGCAGGGCCCGGCGAACATCGAGCTGAACGTGTTCGGCTACTTCGCCACGCACCTGCTGCGCCCGGTGGGCCTGTCCGGTATCCGGATCACCTGATGTCCGCCCGTCCGGCCAAGCGGACTCCCCCACGCGGGGGGTCCGCTCCCGCGCGGCCACCGGACCCAGAGTCGGCCGCGGAGGTTGCGTTGCCAATTGGCAACACCGAAGCGCCCGTACGGCGGGCGGGTGGCTGGATCGACCGCGGCGACGGCCGCGGCTGGGTTCTCGACGACGAACAGGAGTGAGACATGGCCGTCCTTGCGGTCGACGACGCGAGCGCAGGCATCGCGAACCTGACCATGGTGTCCGCGGCCGGCGGCGGTGACAGCGTGGCCGGCGGGGTGAAGCTCGGCGGCTGGGAACTCCCGGTCGTCGTGGTCGTGCGCAATGGCGACGCGTCCAACAAGACCGTCACCGTGCAGGGAACGAACTACGTCGTGAACGCCAGCGGCGGCATCGCGGTCATCCCGGTGCGCGGCTCGGTGAAGTACGGCGACTCGGTGGCGATCACCTACTCCGCGGTCACGAACGTGACCGTCGGCGCGGCACGCCTGTCCGGGCCGCTGGCGTAAGGCGAGACGTCGATGCCCTGGGCGCCGGACTACATCACCTCTGCGGAGCTGGCCGCGTTCGTACGCGACAGCGTCGCGGTGAATGATGTCGAGCTGGCCGCCTGGTGCTCGACGGCCTCGAGGGCGATCGATCAGACCTGTAACCGGCAGTTCGGCAAGGTCGACGCCCCGGAGCAGCGGTTCTATACGGCCCGGTGGAGCTCACGGCGCGGCCGGTGGGTTGTCGACATCGACGACCTGATGTCGATAACCGGCGTGGTGGTGCTGGTGGGCTCCACCGCGGTCACCAAGTACACCCTCGAGCCGCGCAATGCCGCGGCGCGTGGACGGCCGTGGACGCGTCTGGTGTTTGCGACCGACGCCGAGGCCCAGCCGGACGGATGCACCGACGACGTGGGCATGACCGCCCCGTGGGGGTGGACGTCGGTGCCCACGGCCGTGAAGCAGGCCGCGAAGCTGCAGGGCTCGCGGTTCGTTTCCCGCCGCGACTCGCCGTTCGGGGTCGCCGGGTCGCCGGTCCAGGGTTCGGAATTGCGGCTGCTGGCCCGGGTCGACCCGGACGTGGCCGTGTCCCTGCTTGGCCTGACCCGGCCGCGGAAGGTGGGCTGAGCCGTGGATCTGGGTGCGGTCATGGATGAGGTAGCAGCGGCCCTCGGGCAGATCACCGGGCTGAACGTGTTCGCGTATCCGCCACCCCGGATCACGCCGAACGCTGGTTACCTCGACTACCCGCAGTCGGTCGACTTCGACCAGGAGTACCAGCGTGGCGGGGACCGGATCACCGACCTGCCCATCGTCCTGGTCACCTCTCGGCTCACCGACCTGACCGCGCGGGACACCGTGGCCGCGTGGACGTCCGGCTCTGGCCCGAAGTCGGTGAAGGCCGCCCTCGAGAAGCGGTCGTGGACCAGCTGTGACGACCTCACCGTGACGTCGGTGGAGTTCGACTTCGCCCCGATCGGCGACGTGCCGTACCTCGTCGCGATCTTCAAAGCCACCGCTGTAGGCCCGGGAGAGGACTGATGGCTACCACCCTCAACACGATCG